CGGATGTACGGAGCGGCACAGGCAGTCCCTATCACGCCATGCACTTACCCCTGGAAAGGGGGTGAAACAAACATGGCGACTGTGAAACCTACCTCATTCAAGATCGGTTGTGTTTCGGGTAAGTCGATTACACCTGAAAAGTGGGAAATCCGATTTACCGACCCGGCTACCAGTCTGGAGGTCAAACGGCGGATCAAGGGAACCCGTTCTGAAGTGGAAGCGGTGGCATCTCATCTCAATTCCGAGTGTCTCGCAGGACGGGGATACCTTCCCGGACAGCGGAAACTCCCCAGTCTCAAGGACTCCTTGGCGGAAACGATCCGGCTATCCAGAGGATCGGACAAGCACAAGGTCGAAATGGGCTATTGGGGTGGTCGTTGGATCGATTGGATGACCACTCACCATCCCAAGGTGAGGGACTTCTCTGGCGTCAAACCTCACATGGTCCTGGATTACCTTCGGCAATTAGAGGCGGACGGCAAGGCGTTTGATACGGTCCGGCTGGCTCTGGTCCCGGTCAAGATGGCTTGGCGGTTTGCGAATGAGAACTATCCCGAAGAGGTCCGGCCCCTGCCCAAGATCAGGCAGAAGGCTAGGCCAAGGCGGGAAATCATCTCCCTGGAGGCGGATGAAATCGAGGTTCTCATGGACTGGCTCCGCGAAAAGGCGCCGGATCTGTATCCAATAGCCCTTATGCAGGCTTTTTGTGGACTCCGGACCTTGGAGGCGACGGCGGTCAGGCGGCAAGACATAGACCTTCAATATGGTCTGTTGAGGGTCACAGATACAGAACACCACCGGCTCAAAAACACCGGGAGTGAACGGATGATCCCAATCCCTTCTTTCGTACTGTCAGCCCTTATCGAGGCCATGAACCGGCAACGAGTCATCCCGGCTGACGGAAGTCTCTTCCAGACCTCTAACCGGACACCCTGGACAAAGACCTCTCTGCAATCCCGCTGGAGGCGTATCCGGGCAAAACTGGTTAACGAAACCAAGAACTCACGTTATGGGGAGGTCCCTCCCAAGAAACTACGGTCTTCGTTTGCGACCATGGCCAGCCGTCTAGGTGTTCCGGACCGGTTGGTCAAGGCGTACATGGGACACGCGGCGGGGGATATCCTTGGGACTCACTACCGGGCGATTGATCCCGGTGAACTGAGGTCGGTTTCAGCCGCTATGGAGGGTTGGAAGGCCCTCCTAGGTGCGGGACAACTTCGGAAAGATTCCGGCAATCGTCCCCAAGAGATCGCTATAACAGGCTGATTATACTGTGGTTACGTCAACATGAATACTTGACTCTGGATCAGGAAGTTCAAGGTTCGAGTCCTTGCTCCCCAGCCACCTCTAACCACCTCAAAAATCAGCACTTACAGCATCTCCTCTAGCAAGCCTTCAACCACCCATTTCCGGCTGATTTCCGGCCCATCTCCGCCCCGTTTTCGGAAACTTTCCGGCACGGGGTGAATGCCTGACTTTCAATCAGGTATCCGTTTTTTTGTGATGAGCCGGGGGATGGCTCTGGACAACCAGAACCCCTCCGGCTTACACTTTTGTATTCGCATAGAAGGAGGAATAAGAACGGCACTGAGAGAGTTTTGAAGAACAGAGGCGGACGGAAGGACGCGCCAACGTCCCCCCGCCCTGAACACAATCGACCTTAAGAGGAGATCGACCATGTCTATCCAGAGTATCCCCCCAACCCCCGACAAGATTCAAGCAGTTTCCCACCCCCAAGTGTTCGCTCCCGGTTTACTACCCGAAGAGGAGAAGGAGTTTGTAGATCCATTCTGGCATGATGGCAGCGGTGAATTAGATGAGGTCTATGGTGTGCAGGTGTGCTTCACCCCCGAAGAAGACCCGATCCCAACACTCGCCAAGTTACGGGCCATGGGGTACACGATCAATTCCATAGAGGTACTGATTGGCCCCATCGATTCATATAAGGAAGGTGAGGACTTTGCCGATAGGCTCTCTGAGATGGGGTTGTTCGTTTCAAGTCCTATAACCACCTCTCTTGTCCATCGTAAGGGGCAATCTCCTCTACCTCCTGAATGGAGGAAGAGACTGGACAATTATAGATCCCATGTTCTGAAGGTCCGGCGTGAATTAGAGGAACAACGTGAGAAGGTGCGGGAGGAATGGGCCAAGAAGATTACAATCAAGGCTACTCCCCGAATTGGCAATGTAATCCCGTTTCCCTTGGCGGCTTGAGAGAACCGGTACAGATCAGGGGGCTGTGGGGTAAAGCCCTATGGCTCCCTTTTCTTTTGGGGAGTCCACACCTGGCACCCATACGATGGAAATCCTTCCTCTGAGTGACGTGAGTGACTCCAAAAGAGGTCTGAAAAGTCGCTTAAAGGAAGTGACTTGAGTGACTTCACAATACCCGATTTCAGAAAGTCTTCCATGTATAGGAAAACTTTCAGTAGACACCCCATGTCAAGTCACTCGCGTCACTCATGGTCAAGTGATTACCAAGACGGTCTTGGCCAAAGCACAGTTTCCTGAGTTGGTTGAATCACTTTTGTAGGGATGAAAGGTGATTGTCAGATGAACTCACAACAAGGATGGGAAAGGGCCTTACAGCGGTTCCACCTGGTTGGGGCTGAATACCAGGTAATCCGTCCGGGGATTGAACCTGATGGAATCGTCTGTCCGATCGAGTCAATGAGGGTTATCGGAAGAACAGTGAATGAGGGAGGCGAAAAGATCCACATACTGTTTCTGGATGTGGGATGGACGGATTCTCCCCGTTTCCAGCATCTCTTCTCAGCAATCCGGATTGAGGCCAGAGAAGATCCTCCACGGCTTGAGATGGAGCGAGAGGACGGGGTCACCCTGGTTTTCACACCACTCAGTAGCAAAACCAAAGACCTCTGGGTCAACTGGCGTGAGACGAAAAAACGCAACAAAGATGTCTTCGAGCGACTGGAAGCAGAAGTTCTTGCGGATTGGATGAATGCTGTGAAAGAAGGAAGGGTATAGTGAATCAGAAATCCTGGAGAGAAGTAACCGAAAAGATCAACCTGGTGGGGGCGCGGTATACGGTCCATGATGAGGATGGGGAGAATGTCACCCAGGACACCTGTGATTCCCTTGTGTTCCTCCATGAGGCCAACGGGTGGGTTTTCTTTCTGCTCAGGCCCTGTGGGTGGACCAATGGCCCTCAGTATCAACACCTTGTTGAAACGGCGCTGGACAACCTGGAGGCCACGCTTGAACCCCTTCACTTCAAGATGGTCCGTGAGGATGGATGGACGGTCACCCTCAGCCCACTAAATGAGGAACAGAAACAGGACTGGATCAACTGGAGGGAGTACAGGCAGAAGCAGGAATGGTATGAGCGGGTGGACTCCGAGACGATAACCAAGTGGTCTGAGTCCGCCAAGGAATGGAGGCCAAGACCGGGCAGAATTTCGGAAGGATTCCGGAAATCTGAGATCACAAGAGGCACGGAACCATAGAAGGATCAACCGGTAAGGGGGAAATGACTTCCTGACGCTTTATCAGGAAGGCGCGTTTTCCGGGCTGACCGGGATAGTCCTCAGTGATAGGATTCGGACAACCTCATCATAGGGGATGAGATTCTGAGAGCTGGAGATGGAACAATGACAAAGCAATCTGAGGGGAGGCCCAAGCCACTCCTACGCTTCAATCTGGGTCTTGGTACACACATGCTCGGTACACAGGTTTTAGGGGGTCCCTCACCCCAGGATTACGAAGAGGCACGAAAAGATGAGGAAGATCGTATCGATCTCCTTGTGGAACATGTACAACTACCCGCTGATGAATCGCCGTATGATCGAATCCGCCGTACCTTTTCAAGAGAAGATTTCTGGAGAAAGACCAACAAGCTCATAAAGGAGCGAGCGGAGAAAAAGCAGAAAACGGCGAAACCTGATTACGACATGGCAGTTCTCAACAAAAAGAAGTGGCTCAACACACCTGAAGCGGCTTTCTATTCCAATCTTTCAGAGCCGACACTGGACCGAATCGCTAAGAAAACTGGAGTGGGTAAAGGCGGAAGATGGGAGCGGGAGAAATTCGATCAAGTCCTTCGGGAGAGACTATGGACCAAACAAAAGCATCAATGAGCATCATCTAGCATCATCTAGCATCACTATTACCCGTTGTTTTACTGGAGGTAAATGGGCCTTCACCGTTAGGCTTATCTCAGAGCCATAAATGGAGGCTGTGCCCCCTGAGCTCGCTCCTCCTTCTGGAGGGTGCGAATCGTGCCACCCAAACAAAAACCATTTACCCCACCTTCAATCCTTTCCCTGTCGGATCTATCAGAGGTTGCCGTCCTGATTGCAGCGGGCGTTGAACTGGTCGATCAAACCTTCAATGGTGCACGGGTTGTTTTCAATTTTACGGATGAGGATGGTTCGGCAACTGAAACTTTATCGGCCCACCGCAACCGGCGGCTCACACTTCCCACAGTGGATGTAACCGGGGCGATCAAGAGAACCAAGGACCTGGCATTCTCCACACGCCGGGACGCGGGATCGTACTGACATGCCGAATAGTCAGGGAACCCTTTGGTCTGAAGTCCGGGGCGGCGTCTCGAAACTTATCCAGCGTGTTCCTCCAGAATACGAACTGGCCATCCACCGAGTCCGCAACCAGTACAACCCGGTGGGGGTGCTCTATTCGCGTGATCCCGCAGTGATTGCACGGTGGGTTGAGTCAAGTCCGCATGATGACTACTTGGTTGAGACTGAGTTGGTTCGGGCTGGCTCCCAGGAAGTGGCCGATGTGTGTGGCCGTCCAGAGAGGAGACCATGGGCAGCCTGTTTTCTGATCGAGGTTCGCGGGTGTACCGATCACAAAGAAAAACAGGGGCGTCTGATTGCAGCCTGTGGAGTTCTCACCTGTATGATCTTGAGGGCTTACCCAAAGGTCCATCCCTTCATTGTCCAACGCGATACCGGTCTATGGTGTCTCTACTTTGATCCTGGCATGGCCGCATTGCCGGTGTGCTGTAGTGCGGTCGTTCAAGATCGGATCAAGAACACGGCCCTCCGGACCCTCCATTACCTCGATCCCGGTGTTTACTCGATCAATCCAACCAGTTCCTTTGAGATGCCCCGGAAGGCGTCCGGTTGGGATCTCCGGCATGAAGACATTCAAGCGATTCTGGAACGTAGGAGGGGGATGCAAGCCGCATGAAATCACCCACTCCTGCACTCACTCCCGGAATGAAAAAGGATCTGGCTCTACGGCGGGCCAAGGCGGAAGCCGGGGATGCCGAGGTGATCGCTCTTCACCCCAGCGGAAATGGAAAACCCAAGATTCAGAGGAGATATGCCTTGACCGATCTGGGTAACGCGGAAAGGTTCGCGGATGACCACCGGGGGGTAGTCCGGTATGTGAATCAGTGGGGGAAGTGGATCGTCTGGAATGGCTCCTGTTGGCAACCCGATGAAAGCCGTGAAGCGATCCGGCGGGCAACCAAGACGGTCCGCAAGATGTTCCTGGAGTCATGGCCGGAAGGTGGTGGGTTTGACAAAAGCCTTGAGCGTCACTCCTTGAAAAGCGAGTCCCGGCGAAGCCTTCAAGACCTGTTGGCTCTGGCTTCGGCACAGGAAGGCATCCCGATCAACGCAGCGGAATTAGACCGTGATCCCATGCTGTTCAACCTGGCCAGTGGAACCCTCGATCTGAACCGGGGAGAACACCGGGTAGCCCTGCAAGAGGACTACATTACCAAACAGAGCGAGGTTGCTTACGACCCGGCGGCGGAATGTCCGGCATGGTTGGAGTTCCTGGATACCATCATGGCGGAGAACAAGGATCTGATCGGGTTCCTGCAAAGGCTGGCAGGGTACTGTCTGACTGGTTCCGTCAAGGAACAGAAGTTGTTCCTGCTCTATGGAGAGGGTAGTAACGGCAAGAGCACATTCCTGAACACGCTCCTACACCTGTGGGGAGGGTATGGCCGGAAGGTCCCTTCTTCTCTTCTCTTGTCCCGCAAGGATGGGACAGCTTCCAACGAACTGGCCGAATTGTTTGGCGTCCGACTGGCCGTGGCATCCGAAACAGGTGAGGGGAAGAGGATGGCCGAATCTCTGGTTAAGGAATTGACCGGTGGGGAACGGCTGACCGGGCGGCGGTTGTATGAACAGTTCTTCAACTGGGAACCCACCCACAAGGTCATCTTAACAACGAACCACAAGCCAGAGATCAGCGGGAATGACTACGCCATATGGCGGCGGATCTGCCTGATTCCCTTCACGGTCACCATTCCAGAAGACGATCAGGACCGGGATCTTCCCAACAGGTTATTGGCAGAGGCTCCGGGGATTCTGAATTGGTGCCTTGCTGGATTGCGGCACTATCAGGAGGTGGGATTGGTCGAACCGGAAGAGGTAAGAACAGCAGTCACTGAGTACCGGAATGAGATGGACCGGCTCCGGGATTTCCTGGAGGAACAATGTGTTGAAAGACCCTATGCAGAAGTGAAGTCATCCGCTCTCCGGCGCGCTTACGAAGACTGGTGCCAGATCAATGGAGAAACCTGTATGGGAGCGAAAGAGTTCCAGAACCGGCTCAAAGACAAGGGATTTTCACCAAAGAAAGGGTCCAGGGGAGAGCGGTTCTGGAGTGGCATCGGCCTAAGAGTTGAGGCTAGAAATGATGACTGAGTGGCGTATGTGGCGTGTCGAAGTGTCCAAAAAGTCGGCAAAAGGAGTGGCGCATGTGGCGTGTCGAAACCTTCTACGGAAAGTTTTCCCATGTATAGAAAAACTCTTGGAATTGAGAATTGATGCGCCACACACGCCACAGCATGAGATCAGAGAGCCATGATCTTCGGGAAGGATTTCCCGCACATGCGGGGAAAGAGGCAGAACGGTGAATGAGTTCAAACTGAGTGGCCAAGTGGTCCAAGTGGAGGAACGCCAAACCCGCAAGGGTGGGACCTTTCACGTGGTCAGTATTGAGGAATCCGGCGGTGAGGTGATCCCGGTGCCGTTCTTCTCCCGGCACGTTCCCGGCGTGGGTGAGGCCATGGAGATCAGTGGAAAACTCGGATCGCGGAATGGCTTCCTGTGTCTGATACCGGATCGCAAGCGGGAATCCGAGGGAGATCCCTCCCGGTGCTGGAGGAAACCCCCTCCAGGTTGTGAGCAGAAACAGCGGCGTGAAGTAGCCAAACCAGAGACCGAGCACTTTGACGATGATGGCTCCTTGCCCTTCTAAAAAAAACGAAGGCACAGGATAGCCGTGGTGAAGAGATACGAGGGTGGGTAATGGTTTGGATCGGTCAGGACACAAAAACGCGGTGACGGCTTCTGTAGAGGCCGCAAGGACACGGAAGGGGAATATGGATGATGCTGGAGTTCTTTGTTGCTGGGCATCCACGTCCACAGGGGAGTAAACGCGGATTCAACCGGGGTGGGAAGGTCATCATGGTTGAATCCTGTGAGAGGCTGAAAGACTGGAGATCTGCGATCAATTACCACGCGGCGGTGGTGAAGCCGGAAACCCCAATCATGGGGAACGTGGAAGCCATCCTTGACTTCTATCTCCCCAGGCCAAGGTCCCACTTCGGGTCCGGGAGGAACTCACAGGCGGTCCGGCCAACGGCTCCCCGCTACCCAGCGGGACACATGAGCGGGGATATCGACAAACTGACCCGGTGTGTCCTGGACGGGATCACAGGTGTCCTGATCGCGGATGATTCCCAGGTGGTCCGATTGTCGGCCCGGAAGTTGTTTGCAGACAACATCACTCCGGGAGTCCGGATCTCGGTCCGGGAGGTTTGAGGATGACCTACACATTGGCGGAAAGATTCCGGCACAAGTACATGGAAAGGGATCTCTGGAGGGGAGGAAGGGCGGGATTCTTGGAAGGATTCCGGAAACAGGTGTCTCGCTGAATGGCGGTAAGTGAAGGGGAATGAAAGACCTAGGTGAAATGCGAATGCCTGACGGCTTGTCAGGAAGGCTGTTTTACCTAGAGAAAAAAAGGGACCTGAAACAGGGCTTGATACGAAATCTTTAGTAGGTCTCTCAAGGTACCGGCGGGACCTCGAAATGAAGGGAGGTGAACACGATGACAGACGATCCAAAACAGGCGATTCGAGATGCGGTGGCAAAGGTCACAGAAGCCATGCCCCGCTTGACCGAAACCTATGGGGAGGGAGATCCCCGTGTGGTCTTGGCGCGGCTCTATCTGAACAGCCTAAACGGGCGTGGCGGACCAACCACGGATGTACTGGCACGGTGTGACAAGATCACCGGACCAGTCCGGCTGGGGGAGGCAATTCTCCAATGGGTGCAATGAACCAGGTGGGGGCGGTGATCGATTCGTGATCCGCCCCCTCCACGAATCAGAAAGGACGATGAACCAATGGTGAAAGCGAAAGACACCTCTATTCTGGAGAGGGTGAATCTTCTTCGAGAACAATGGGAGGGGAAGGCCGCGAAGATCGAAGAGAATGAGGCGGCTCTAAAGTCTCTCTCCGGGGAACTCCAGGATGGAGACCTAAAGAAACTGAAAAGCGGAAAATCTTTTGAGGGACGTGATGAACTGGTAAGGCGTTTGGATGTACTCCGAGATGAGATCGCACAAGCCAAGCGTGACCTTCCATTACTGGCTCAGGCGATCAATGAACTTGGACAGAAAGCCATTCCCGAAGTGGTTGATGGATTCGTGGAATGGTGTACCTCACACCATGCGGGAGTGGTGGGGCTGGCTCAAGAGATCGTGGACCAGTGGCACAAACTACGGGAGGCGATCCGGGCTTTCAGGAGTCACCGGCAGGCTTTCGAGGAGAAGCGGGCTGAGGTATCCGCTGAGTTGAAAACCTTTGGGTGTAGGAACCCGGAGCAACTCTATCCCCGATCCACCTTCTACCCCACCGGAAGGAGTTCTATGGCGGTGGCTCTAAAAGGTGCATTGGATGTGACCTTTGCTAGTCCTTTGGACCACCGTTCATCTCAAGCGGGAATCATCCATGTTGAAGACCTCCTGAAAAGTGAAAAGCCATTCGTTTTGAGGGAGATGGTCCGATGAAAAGCGACAAGATGAACGCATGGATGCGCTCTCAAGTGGGTCGGCCCGCTTCTTCAGTGAATGGGGATGATGACCCAGCGGCCAACAAGTTTCTCGACATGGTTGAACAGCATAGGAAAATACGCCAGGCACGTCTCAGGCGGTTATTGATACCCAAGAAAGATCACTGTGAGGAATAAGAGATCTTGGGGAGGGGGAAAGAAGGAAAACATGGTCAGTGATAGTACAGCGGGGAAACAGAGGGGAAGACCATTCCCGAAGGGTAAGTCTGGTAACCCAGCGGGTAGACCACGGGGGGCAAAGAACTCTACCACTATTGCGGCTCAATCGCTCTTGGATGGTGAGGCTCAGAAACTTACTCGGAAGGCTGTGGACCTGGCTCTTGCAGGTGACACCTTGGCGCTCAGGCTCTGCCTTGACCGGATCATCCCGCCCCGCAAGGACCGGCCTGTGATCCTGGAGTCCATTCCCAAGGTCAAGACCGGCGCGGATTCCGTAGAGGCTATGGCGCTGGTAGTGGAGGCGGTGGGACATGGTGACCTGACTCCCGCTGAAGGAGAAGCAGTCGGTCAGGTTCTCGGTCTGTTCTGCAAGGCGCTGGAGACCAAGGACTTTGAGGCACGGTTACAGCGGCTGGAAGGGATGCTTAGGGATGATTCCGGCACTCCGGCTTCAGAAGGTTGAATCACGGATTCTGGCACAGACACGGGAAAAACTCTTTGCGGTGGAATCCGATCCCGAGGTGTTCGCGCGGTCCATCGGATTCAACCCCGATCCATGGCAGAGGGAACGGGTTCTGTTGGGGAAGGGGAAAAGGGTTCTCTTGAATTGCTGTAGACAGAGTGGCAAGTCCACCGTGGTAGCGGCGCTGGCTCTTCACCGGGCATTGATAAAGGCGGGATCTTTGATCCTTCTGGTCAGTCCCAGCCTACGGCAATCTTCGGAACTGTTTGGCAAGGTGACTGCATTCTTGAACAGGCTTTCACAGAGGCCCCGGCTGATCGAGGAAAACCGGCTCTCCATCCGCTTCCTGAATGGAAGCCGGATCGTCTCACTCCCCGGCAAGGAAGGGACAATCCGGGGTTTCAGTGGCGCGGAGTTGATTATCGAGGATGAGGCTTCACGGGTTCCGGACAACCTTTACCGGGCGATCCGCCCCATGCTCGCGGTGAGTGGTGGCTCCTTAATGCTATTGAGTACTCCCTTCGGCAAGCGTGGTCACTTCTTCGATGAATGGACCAACGGTGGTTCCGGCTGGGAACGGGTCATGGTGAAAGCGGAAGAGTGTCCACGAATATCCCCGGAGTTCCTGGAAGAAGAACGGAAGGCATTGGGACCATGGTGGTTCGGCCAAGAGTATGAATGTGAGTTCAGTGAAACCGAAGACAGCATTTTCAGTTACGACTTAATTCAGTCGGCAATCGATCCAGACCTAACGGCGCTGGAAATCAAGGAGAATGAAGGTAATGCAAGGCAAGTTTTCCAACATGGTGACCGTAGCCCCATCTTGCCTAATAGACGGGCGGGATATCGTCTTTCCTGATCCACGTGCGGGCAAGTTCTTCTTCATCGGCTATGACCCGGCATCCCTTTCCGATTGGTCTGCTATCTCGGTTGTCCGGATGGAGATGGATGAAAAAACGGAAAAGAGAACACATTCTCTCACCCACCTGGAGCGGTTTCCGATGGGAACCCCATACCCTGATCAGGTGAATCGGATCTGTAGTCTCGCTCTCGAATTGCAGAAAGTGGGAGAGACCTGGCTTGTGGTGGATTCCACTGGTTTAGGGAAACCGATCCGGGACTTTCTGCAAGAGAGCGGATTCCCGAAAAGTAACACCATCGGAATTACGATCACTGGGGGGAACTCGATCACGCGGGAGGGGAATCTTTTCAACATACCCAAGCGGGATCTTGTATCCAATGCCGTGGTTCTACTTCAAAACGGGCGGCTCAAGATTGCGGCCAATCTCCCACTCCTATCGGAGATGGTCAAGGAAATGTTGAACTTCAAGATCAAGGTCAGTCCAAGCGGGCATGACAGCTATGAGGCATGGCGGGAGTCTGACCATGATGATCTTGTGTTGGGAACCTGTCTCGCCTTGTGGTTCGCCGAGACTGTCAGGAAACGTCCGGGTGCCAGAATTATTGACCGGTATGGGAACGTGCGGGAATTGTAAGGAAGAGGACAACTATGCCATTCGTGATTGTACCAACAGCATTATATTCCAAGCCGGATCTAGCAGAGATGCTCCAGCCCTTCGGAATTGACGTAGATCACTTCCTGGCACGTATTCAATGTGTCAAGCGGTTCCGGTCGGCATGGTTGGGAGAGGATCTGCTCGAAGCGATCCGGAAGACCACTCCCTTAGCGGGGCAGGGCGAAAAAGACCTCCCCGAAGTTACCGTGAGGAAACGGCGGAATCCCAAGAGTAGCCTCATTGGCGGTGTGTTCAGTCCTGCTGAATTGGGGATCTCCCGTCCATGAAAAAGAACCTTGCCAAGCCAGAACGGATACCTGATACTTCCCTGCAAAGGGAGCGAGAGCGGATGTACGGAGCGGCACAGGCAGTCCCTATCACGCCATGCACTTACCCCTGGAAAGGGGGTGAAACAAACATGGCGACTGTGAAACCTACCTCATTCAAGATCGGTTGTGTTTCGGGTAAG